ATTTATCAATTGCCAGACAGGCGTTTGCAGAAAAACTGGCACGGGAAGATGATTTTAATGCGGCTTTCGGTAAAGCGATATGGCTGGCTTACAAGGCTGGTTTAAAAGATGCTGGCGGCGTGATTATTTATACCGATGGCATCAATGACAGCTTTATTGAGATTAAAAAAAATGCAAACACTTAATCAATCGGATTTTGCTAAACACATTGGCGTGAATAAAAGCTATATCACACAGCTTAAACAGGAGGGGCGTCTGGTATTTTCTGAAAATGGCAAGGTAGATGTTGAAGCGAGTTTGATTAAAATTAAGGAAACAGCAGATCCAAATCGCGATGATGTTTCTACCAGGCATGCAGAAAAAAGAACTGCTATTGTTGAACTGGAAGTTAAACCTAAAAAAATAGCCAAACAAAAATCAAGCAGCGAGGTGACTTTTTCAGAGGCGCGGGCAAAAGAACAACATTACAAATCATTGCAGGCTGAGTTGGAATATCAAAAAGCCATTAGCGAAGTAGTCAGTGTGGCAGAAATGAAAGCGGCGGTGGGGGATGTGGTAACTACATTTAAGCAAGCGTTAGAAAACTTACCACACCGCGCAGCCTCACAGTTTATTGGTAAAGACTTAGAGTTTATCCGTGCTACGCTCAAGCAAGAAATTGTGTATGCACTTACAGAAATGGAAAAAAACTTTGATGAAAAGCTGAAAGGTCAAGCAGCTTAAATGCAAATCGCAGACGCATTTTTACTTACTTACGCGGCGGCCAAGTTTGCCATTAAGGCAAAGGCTAATCTTACAGTAAGTGAGTGGGCAGACGCGAACCGCGTGTTAAGTGGTGAAGGTAGCGCTGAAAAAGGCCGCTGGCAAACATCGCGCACGCCTTACCTGCGGGAGATTATGGATTGTCTGAGCGAAGATTCGCCTGACCGCATGGTGGCGTTTATGAAAAGTTCACAGGTGGGTGGCACTGAGGCAGGCAGTAACTGGATTGGTTACATTATGGACCACGCCAAAGGCCCAGCCGCCATTGTGATGCCAACTGAGCGTAGTTTAAATGATTGGGTGAGCCAAAAGTTTGACCCAATGGCCAGTGATACACCAGCCGTGGCTGAAGTATTGGCAAAAAAGACCAATCGCGCTTCAGATAACAATGCGCAACGCAAGAAATTTACAGGAGGTATTCTCTATTTTAAAACAGCAGGTTCAACAGCTGAGTTAAAAAGCACTTCATTACGCTATGCCATGGCTGATGAACTGGACGAATGGGACTGGACAACGACGCAAGGTGACCCGCTTGGCTTGCTTGAGGTCAGGTTGACGACGTTTTATGACCGTAAGCTATTTGCACCTAGTACGCCTACTATGAAAGATGCAAGCCGCATTGAAGAGCTATTCGAGAATGGGGATCAGCGACATTTTCAGGTGCCGTGCCCACATTGTGGAGAATATCAGCATCTTAAATGGGCGAATGTACGCTGGACTAAAAACGCAGCAAACCCTAAACGCCTAGATGCAGTTAGTTATTACTGTGAGCATAATGGCTGCATCATTGATGAGCACCACAAAACAGAAATGATGGCCAATGGTAAATGGATTACTGAAGCGCCACAAAATTCCTATAAAAGCTACCATATCAATGCACTTTATTCTCCAATCGGCCTTGGTTTAAGCTGGACTGAACTAGCTTATGAGTGGATCGCTGCGCAAGGTGACCCAGCCAAACTTATGCGCTTCATCAATACGCGACTTGGTGAAACTTATGCAGACCGTAGCCATGATTTAAAACCCAATGTACTGATTGCGCGGGCAGAGCCTTATCAGCTGCGCACAATTCCAATTGGCATATTAGCTTTAACTGCTGGCGTTGACGTTCAGGATGATCGCTTTGAAATTCAAATCACTGGCCATGGTCGCTATGATGTAACTGCACCAATTGATTACCATGTGATTTTTGGCAATCCAAGTGATGAAAAAACATGGAAAGCACTTGCTGATTATTTGCTGGCAGCACAATTCACCAATCATTTTGGTATAAAAATGCAGCTTGAAGCGACTGCTATTGATACCGGTGGCCATCATACACATGCGGTCTATCAGTTTGTGCGTGACTCCGCCAGTCTAGGATTACGCAGAGTCATTGCCTGTAAAGGTGCCAGCACCTATGGTAGAGCCGTATTGGGTAAACCAAGTCTGCAAGATATTAATCGACGCGGGAAGCTCATTAAAAAAGGCGTGGCACTATTTATTGTAGGTGCCGATACGGCAAAGCACCTGCTTTATAACCGACTTAATGGTGATAATGATAAAGACCCAAGTGAGCGGAAAGTAAGATTTAGCACTGAGTTAGACCAAAGCTATTTTGATGGATTAGTTTCAGAAACATTCAACCCGCAAAAAAACCGATGGGAACTTAAAAAAGGCAAACGCAATGAACAGCTTGATACCTGGGTATTAAGTATTGCTGCAAGCCATCACCCAGAGTTATATCTGCATAAATGGAAAAAATCAGACTGGGACAGGCGTGCCGCCATGATTGAGCCAAATATTATTATTGTGGCAGAGAATGTTCAAAATAATGGAGAAGCTCCAGCCCCTGCCAATACTGTTAAACGTAGAAATAAAATCGCCAATCAAAACTTAAATATCAAAAATGAATGGAGTTCAAAATTATGATTAAAAAATCAGAAAGCAGAGCGCAATGGTTACATGATTTTAGTTTAGGGCTGCGCGATGAATTTAATTTAAGTGAGAATGATGCGCTTAGCAGAGCCACCAGTTTAATGGAGAGAATCGGCTCGCATCGCCCTGCAGATTATTATTATTGGCCGGCGGTCGATAAATCCCAGCGCGATGAGGCTATATTAAAAAACTTTAATGGTAGAAATATTTTAGAGGTATGTAAAAAGTTTCATGTGTCGAGTTCGACTGTTTACAGTATTCGCTCTAAGTCTATGCAAAAGCGCAACGTGCGGACTGAGTTGCTGAGTGAAATTCCAGCTTTACCCCCTAAAAATAAGAAATAAAAAAAGCTACTCTAGGAAAATATGACAACTGCTACTGATATGCTCGCGGCCTATATTTTGGCTGAAACTGCCATTTTACAAGGCAAAGAAGCTACGATTGGCGACCGTAAATTACGTTTTGAGGATTTGGCAGAAATTCGCAAAGGCCGGCAGGAGTGGGAGGCTAAGGTTTCTTCAGAATCTGCCAGTGCAGCAAAATCCCCATCAATCGGCGGTTTGAGATTCTCTACATTTAGGCTGGATCAATGAATTTACTGGAAAGTGTTATTGCAGCCATTTCACCAAATGCGGCAGTCAAGCGCATGGCCGCGCGTCAGGTGCTGTCCCAGTATGAAGCGGCAAAACCATCCAAACAGCGCAAATTCAGAACAGAAAACGCATCTGCCAATACCGTTGTTGGCATGTCTGCCAAACAGATTCGCAATCAAGTCAGATATTTAGAGAAAAATCACGACATCGTGCGCGGGGCTTTGCGCACGATGGTGAATAACATCGTTGGGCCTAACGGCATTGGTGTAGAGCCTCAACCAAGAAAACGCGGTACTAACGAGATTCACGAAGAATATGCCAAAGCATTGCGTGATGGCTGGCGTGACTGGCAAAAGAAGCCGGAAGTCACATGGCAATTCCGCTGGCCTGCCGTACAGCGGATGGCGGCTAAAACATGGATTCGTGACGGCGAAATGTTTGCCCAAACCATTATAGGCCCTGTGCAATTTTTAGACCACGGCACGGCGGTGCCATTTTCACTTGAGCTGATAGAACCAGATATGGTGCCGCTTGATTATGATGAGTTTAATACTTCCAGCGGCAATATTGCCAGCATCAGACAAGGCATCGCCCGAAATACTTGGGGCCGTTCGATTGGCTATTATGTATTAAAAGCTGACCCATTGGAATCTGGTTTATCCTCACTTAAAACCAATATGAAATATGTGCCAGCTGAACGCATGTTGCATATTGCCAGTGTTGACCGTATCTCACAATTACGAGGGGTGAGTGACTTTGCCAGCGTCATTACCCGGCTTGAAGATATTAAGGATTACGAAGAAAGCGAGCGCGTTGCGGCAAAAATTGCCGCCATGCTCACAGCTTATGTAAAACGCGGTACGCCTGAAATGTACGATGCGGACAACGCAGAACGTGACTCAGAAGGCAATATTATTCCAAGCCAAATCTCATTAAGCCCTGGCACGATTGTTGACAGTCTGGCGATTGGCGAAGAGATCGGATTGATTGATAGCAAACGCCCAAATCCCAATGTCGTTACTTTCAGACAAGGGCAATTACGCGCCGCCGCCGCTGGTATTGGTGCAGGTTACAGCAGTATCAGCCGTGATTATAATGGAACCTACTCATCACAACGTCAGGAATTAGTCGAGCAGTGGATTCATTATGCCTGCATGACGGACGATTTTGTTGGACAATTTGTGCAACCAACCTGGGAGCGTTTTGTTTTAGCAGCAAAACTTTCAGGCGCAATCAAAATGCCGCATGATGTTGAGCCTGGTACTGAAGATGATGCGCTATTTGTTGGACAATCTATGCCGTGGATCGATCCGGTAAAAGAAGCTGCCGGATGGTTGAATTTGGTACAGGCAGGCTTTGCGAGTGAGGTTGAAGTGATGCGTAAACGCGGTGTTAATCCGCGTGATGTACTTGAGCAAATTGATACATTCCGTAAAGAAAGCCAAGCCAAAAATTTAGTATTCAGCAGTAACTTTGCCAATCAGTCTACTTCAAAAACTGAGTCAGCGCCTGTCGATAATTCCGAAAATGCTGATAACCAAAATGCCGAGGCCACTGTTGCAGCATTGGCTGGGCTTGCCAGCGGGATTGGTATTTTAGCCAGTCGGGATCAACCTACGCCTAATGTGATATTCAATCAGGCAGCGACCACGGTTAATCTGGCAGAAACACATGTAGAAGTTGCGGCGCCAGTTGTGAATGTTGCTGCCGCTGAGATTACGGTTGAAAATAAAGTAGAACCTACGCCAATTACCATGTCGAACAATATTGAAGTGCCTCCGGCGCAAGTGATTATTAATGCGCATAAAAGAAGCGTTCAATCAGTAGAGCGAGATGAAAAAACGCAAGAAGTCATAAGAACAGTTACAGATTTTGAATAAGGATTAGTGATGGCAGATTTAAATGGAGCAATTGGCGAAGTCTCTTTTACAGTCAGTGTGACCAGTAAAAAAACAGGGGAGACTAAAACTGTAGAGATGGTTGGATTTGTGAATGAAGAACAGTTAAAGGCCTTGCAGGCCGAAACAAAAGAGGATAAATAATTATGGCAGTTACCCACTCAACCGCTGCACGAAATGCAGCAACCGATGCAGTCACGGCACTCATTGGGGCTTCAGGCCGTTTAAAATTTCATATTACCGGTTCAACCGTAGAGGCTCCTTCAGCGACAGTCGCCAACCTAGCATTAAGTGCAACGGCTTTTGGCGCCAGTGCCGCTGGCGTTGCAACAGCTAATGCTATTGCCGCAGACACCAATGCGGCTGGAGGTACTGTTGCTTTTGCGTCATTGCAAACTTCAGGAGGCGCAGCAGTTATTCATTGCGCGGTAGCAGCTTCAGGTTCTGATATTAATATGACTAACGGCTTAGTCGTGACGGCAG